AAGCTGTAAAGGAATTATAGAAGATTTTGAAAACTATAGATACCCGGAAGAAGTTGAGGGGAAGTCATTATCAAACGACCCTATCAAAGACGGATATTATGAACATGGCTGTGATGCGTTTAGGTATTTTATAACTAATCGTTTTCCAATGGTCAATAACCAAATAATTAGGATAGCAAGATGATGTTAAAACCGCAAGAGATTATAGAACAATCGCTGAATGAATATAAACTAGGATTATCAAAAGGAAAGAGAGACGAGGTAATAAAATACCTTGATTATTATTCCGGAACTGAAACAGACAAATATATTAGAAGATATTTTGATTCTGACGCATTTCAAGAGATTCCTCAATACCAAGCTAATATTACCAAAAAATTTATAAATAAAATGTCTAGACTGTACACAGTAGGTGCAAAAAGGAATGTAAATAAAGCTTATGACAAATTAACAGAAAAAAAGAACTTTAAAATGAAACACATTGAAAAAATGACAAAATTGCTAGGAAGTTTAGCTGTTGGAGTTTTTTATGAAGAACATAACGCAAAACAACACTTTCACTATGTTCCTGTGTATTATTTTATGCCTTTTTTTGATGAAGACATGTTTGAGCCTTATGCAATTACCTATCCTAACTTTCAGCCGGTAGACGACCCTTATAATACATCAAAAATGACATATAGTTACTATGACAGTGAAAGATATATCAAATTCGACCAAGATGGCAACATTTTAGAAGAAGTTATAAATGAGTCCGGTATTTTTCCTTTTTGTTTCTTTCATAGAGAAGAGCAAATAGATTCTTTCTTCGTTGAGGGAGCAAATGACATTGTTTCAGCTAATGAGCACATTAATATCACAATGACAGAGATGCAACTAGGCTTAAGATACCAAATGTTTGGACAACCAGTAGCATCAGGTGTTATGGCGGACCAAAACATAGCTAGAGCCGGCTCAAATGAGATTTTGATGCTAGGAGATGGCGGTAAATTTGAAATAGTTTCTCCACAAGGTAATATTGACGCTGTTATTGAGAATATTAAGCTCCAACTAGAGCTTGTAGCACTTAATAATCATCTTTATATCACTTTTTCTGACACTGGTGGCGAAGTTCCATCAGGAATTGCTTTAAAAATTAAAGATGTTGAAAGAATGGAAGATTATCAAGACGATAAAGAGCTTTTTAGAGTATTTGAGCATTTTTTATACGAAAAAGAGCATGAAATAGCAACTTACAACCAAATTAACTTGCCAAGCCCTGATAAATTTAAAATTGACTTCTTTGATGTTGAATATCCTATGACAATACAAGACCAAATCTTACAAGACAACTTTGAGCTTGAGCACAACCTAACAACAGAGCCTGAAATCTTAATAAGAAGTAATAAAGACCTTTCTTTTGATGATGCGGTAGCTAAAATAGCAGAAAACAAAGAAATTAACGATATGTTAATGGGAAGTTTTGTAGATGAAGAAGATTTAGTTACTGAAGAGCCTAAAGAAGAAGAAGAGCCAATAAAAGAGCCCGAAGAAGATAAAAAAATACCTAAAGGACATCACATGCACGAAGATGGCACTATTATGGCCAATGAAGACATGTAATGGAAGTATTTTATAGTCAAAACTTTAACTTTACTAGTCTAAAAAGAAAAATGCCGTCTATTATGGCGGATAGAATCAACAAAGACATAACTAATGTTAAAAGAAGCATAGAAAAAGGAATTAGAGATAGTGTTAGTCCTGTAACCGGCGTTCCTTTTGAACCTATTAGCGAACTTACTAGAAAAGTCAGAGCATTAAGAAGACAAAATAGAAAGTCTAAGGGTAAACCTTTGTTAGCTACCGGTAAAATGTCAAAACTTAAAAGAGTCAATGCAAGGTCAAAAAAACTTAAAGGCACACTTACTATGGGTCAAGCTTACGGTGCTTTTCATTTGCAACCGCAAGTTATAAAGTCCAACTTTACCGTTAAAGGTAGAAAGAGAGTTGTAAAGCTTAGTGGAGGTAGAAAAGCCTCAACAAGAGATAACAGACAATTTTTTTCAGTCAAAGGAGCTAAAGTTCCAATGCGTGAATGGTTTGGAATACCAAAAAACTATGACTCTAGTATCGGTTTTCGTAGAATGTTAAATAAAATGAAAGTAGCTTTAAAGCAGGGTAAAAAGGTAAGAAGAACAAAAATAATAAACTTGGAATTATAATGGATGAATCTGTAAAAACCTTATTAAAACAAATATTCTCTGCCTTGCAAGATATAAAAGACACAGCAGTCGCTAATAATCAATTGATTGGATTTTTAATACAAAAAGATGTTAAAGAAAGCGATATACCGAAAGAATATAGCAAGGCATTAGTAGTTTCTAATGAACAATTAGATTACATGATGGAAAATAATATATCTCTTACTCAGTGGGGAGATTGTTAGACTCTAGTGTCTCAAGTTTCTCTAACCACTTCTTCTTCGCAGTCTTTGTATGACGGCCTCTACCTAATGTTTTTAAACCTACTTTTTTCGCTCTTGCTGTTAATTTTTTTGAATCTTTTTTTTGCTGGTTTAGCGTTTCTTGTTTTGTTAGGCTTGTTTCTGCTATTTGTTGTGTTTCCGATTCTGGCTCTACTATCATGGCTTGGTCAATTTGTTTCCCTTGCTGAAGAAACCTTTCAAAAGGACTCTCTACTTTAACCTCTACATTCTGAATAAGCTTTCCGGAATGCTCTAATATTAATCTACCAGCTTGAACATTACCGTTTTTAGCTTCTTTATACATAGCTTCTAAAACCGATGGCAACTTAGCTCCAAAAGACTTCATATAAGACTCGTAAAGACTTTCTATAAACTCTTTATCGTTCATCCAGTTACTAACTGTATTTCTATGTACTCCTATTTCATCGGATATTTGACCTAAGGTTAGCTCCGGATTGTTTACATACACTACTGCAAACTCAGCTTGTTTCTTATTTAGATTCATCCTTGACCCCTTTTCTTTTTCTTATAATACTTGGTGCTCGTTTTAGTACCGTATTTTGTATTATTGCTAGAACCTTGTCTTGTTTTTTTCTTTCCATTAGTTCTGCGTGTTCCACTTACTAGACCTCTTCTCAACTATCTATATCCAATTCTTTGTATAGTTTCTTATCTGTCATTCTATGTGTTCCTCTGCCAATGTCATCAGAGATTATAAGAGGCGTACTAAAGACTCTAATAGCCTTTACCTCTAGCTTACAGTCACGACAATTATGTTTTATAGGTTCATTTCTTTTTTCTACACTCATAACAGTATCAATTGTCTTTTTACAATCACACTGTAACATGTATTCATATATAGGCATTAAGCGGACCTCTTTACTTTTTCTAGAGAACGCATTCCCCCTAAACCTAGCATACCAAAAAGTACAGTAGACAATGTTGTCATGTCAAATATCGGCAGCTCTACACTGTTACCGCTCGCCGCAAAAATGAATGAGAGCATCGGTTGTAATACGAAGTGATACGCTAATGCGAATGAACACACCCACCCTACACTAGGTCTCCAGCCGGATTTAAAGAAACTAGACGAACCAGCCTCAATTTTATTTACTTCTATTTGTGCCTTGTTGATTTCTTGTAGCATTTCAGCTTTCTCTGCTTTATCTAGTGTAAAGTCATCTACTCTATCTACTACCTTATCTATAAGGCCTGCAATTACATTTAACTTAGGCATCTAGTACCTCTTCTTTTTTTTCTTTTTATAATTATATGGATTCATAATAATCCTCCTATTTTCTTTTTTTCGCAGTCTTAGCTGCTGATTTAAATTGTGATGCTGTTGGAGCATTCTTACTTTTCTTGCTACGCATTCTTTCTACTTTCTTTGCTCCACTAGCTTTTTGCTTTTTAATTCTTTTACGCTTTGCGTGTATGTTTGCATATAATCCTTTTTTAGCCATTAATTTTTCCTCGGTTGTCTTGTTTTACCGCCCTTACCGGACCATAAGAATTTATCTGCCCAATACGCTGCGGACATCTTTCCCTTGCGAATATTGGCTGCGTGTCTAGCCTTAAATGAACTCCTTGCCTCCGGACTATAGTTGTGCCCGTATCCTTGTGCTCCAAACCGGATTAGCTTAAGCTTGTGCCCTATTTGTGCTAGCACTATCGCTTTTTTCTTCGGATGTTTAGGCGTCATTTTTGGCTTGTTTACACCTTTTAATCTGTGCTTCTTTAATAAATTTTCTTTTCTAGTTTCGTGTGCCATTATAATGAAATTTACTGCGGCGAATTGTTTTGTGCAACACTCCGAATTTTATTTTCCTTTTTGAGTGTCGTATGGTATGTCTCGGTATGCCTTGCAAAATTATAAACCGACTGACGAGTCGGTCGATGCTTTTGTCGTCATAGAATGGCCGTTTTTAAACAACCGACTGACCGGTCGAAAAAAAGTTATCCACAATTGTAAGAGTGAATATTTTGAGCAAAAAGAGAGCGGTTTTAGAGCCATAAAGTGACCAAATTTTCACAATAAAAACCTTTGCCTTGCCTCTCTATAGATAATGATTCCAATGCTCTCTATATATATAGTAATTAGGTAGGCCAACAAGTTGGCACGGGATGTCAATTCCGTATATTAATCGCATGACAAACGGAACACATAAGAAAAATAACACGGCTCAGCCGGAAAGGAGTTTTCCAATGTCAAATAAAGTAATTAAATGTTCAGAGATATACCTTGCAATCTTTGGTGTATATGGATTGCTAGTAACAAGCTATGCAATTTACAATATATGCTATGCCATAAACCTTGCAAGCGATTCAATGCCTTTAGCTGAAGAGTTTTTCGGCTTTGGTGTTACATGGTTTTTAATTGGCATGCTAGGATGTTTCCTATCATGCTTAGGACTATCAATTCTAGAGTACATAAAAACAAACAAAAAAGGAGTAAAATAATGAGTAAACCAACACTAAATCCATCAAGCAAATACACTACTGAATTTGTAGACCTTTGCTTACAATCTATTGCCAATCCTACTGGAGATAGAAAAGCGGTTCTTTTGTATGGCCAATTCCAAAAAAAGCTAACGGAAGACAATACGAGATATTACTATGCCTTGCCAAATGCGGTGGAATTCAATGTCAGCATTGATGAAAGAAGAAGAGAAACCGATACTTTGAAAGAGGTTTCAGTTAATCAAATAAAGAAGATGCTAGGAGCTACAAAAATCGCATTCAGAAGAGGCCATAACGGCACTCTTGGCGAGTTTAAACCTCCAATGTATGCTGAGGCCTTAGCGGAGCAAAAAAATCAGATTCCGTTGAGTGTAAGAAATGCAAGGTATTTTGTATTCAAATCCGATTTTCCAAAGCTCTTTGATGCTTACATTTCAGCAACTGATGACCGCATCGGATTCCAATTAATACAAGGACCGGACAAGCAAAGAAATTTGCATAAATGCAAGGAGTGTAATATCTATTATAGAAATTATTGCTCTTGCACTAGTCATTACCGATTAGGCTCTTATGGCCATACCTCAGACATCAAATTCTTTGATGTAAAGGATGAGCAAGCCTACATTTCAAACGGCTCGATTAACATGCAAAATAAGGCTCACTTAAGAAGAGCATTCATTGGTGTTGAAATTGAGATGAATATGGAAAATAGGAGCAAGGCAAGGAATGAGCAAAATTTGCAAATTCTAAGATTTGCAAAGAAACAAGGCTTGCCTTTTGTTAGGTGTTTCAATGAGTTCAAAAGCGACTCAACATTGACAAACGGAGTGGAGCTAGTTACTCAGCCTTTCAGCTCTGATTTCTATGCCAAATATCGCAAGGGATTTGAGGAACTCAGCACAACAATATCAGCAATGAATATTACCGGACATAATGACAACACGGCCGGCGATAATATTGGCTTACATATGCACATTTCTAGAGATGCATTTCATAACGGCATGCATCTATTTAGATTCTTAAAACTGGTTCACCAATCACCGGACCAATTGGACATATTAAGCAATAGAAACGGGAGGTATTATTCCGACATACAACCGCATCGCTCGTTGATGTCTGATTCAAGTATCAAAAAGCAAGATGTTGCAAGGCAATTGGGATTTAAAAAGTCTCAAGGTATTTTGTCCGATGCCGATGTCAAAAAGCTTGCTAAAAGAGTCATGAACGGCGAGAGAGTTGAATCTCGTAATTGGATGAATTATTCAGTTAACAACACGATTGAATATAGATTGCCCGCATCCATCTTTGACAATCAAGAAACCGGCAAGGGAAAGCAAACTCATAATCGATTTGCATCGAATATGGAACTTGTTTTCTCAATGTATGAATATACAATCCATGCCAACAATGATGATGTAAGCTTTTCCGATTACATTACATGGTTAAAAGGAGCTAACCAATTCCATAACATCTTACAACAAATAAAGGAAAGCGACGAATTACTGAGCTTAACTTTTGGAGTCGGCGAGATTGTAAGCGGTCAAAAGGCCGGAGGCGATTTAACCAAAGCCGTTGAAGACCTTGCGGAATTAAATACTAGCTTAATAGATAACCCGATTACCTTGTCCAATCTATCAGCCTTACAAGGCATGATGGAGCGTGCAAATTCGGTGGTCAAATCAGTAACTGGAAATGCACTACTAGACCCGAAACAAGTCAGCAAAAAAGTGGATGCATTCAAATCAAAAAAACAAAACAAAAAAGGAGTTAAATAATGTGCGTAGCAATACTAAAAACAAAGAGTAATAGAGTAACAAGAAAAGAGTTGACCAATGCATGGAACACCAATCCGGATGGAGCTGGTATTGCATGGAGTGAGAAAGGCAAGTTACATGTTGTCAAATCTTACGAGTCTGATGGCTCAATGATGGACTCTAAAAAGTTCATCGATAAGGTCGTGAAATTGCAAACCAAATACCTTGCAAAAAATATGCTGATTCATTTCAGAATAGCAACGCAAGGCTTTGGAGCTGATGGCATGCCGGATGTTGATAATTGCCATCCGTTTGCGGTCAATGATGATGTTGTATTTATCCATAACGGGATGATTAATATGCCCGTTTCAAATCGCATCTCAGATACTAGGTTTTTTAACCGCTTGTATCTTCAGAAATTGCCTTTCAAATTCAGCATCGGAAATGAGGCATTAAGAAAGCTAATCGAATCCAAAATCGGCTCTTCGAAATTGGTTTTCCTTGACTCAAAAGGTAACTATGACATTGCCAATGAGGGCTTTGGTTCGTGGGAAAAGGGCAACTGGTTCTCAAATAGGAATCATTGCCGTGTGGTCAGAAGATTTTCTTTTGACAATGCCTTGCTACCCTCAGATGACGAGTTCAGATTGCGATAATCTAACTCGATAAACACCAAATAAGGCCGTATTTCGTTGATTTACGGCCTTTTTTGTGTCTTTTCATACCTAAACCCTACTTTCCAAAGAAAATGCATTCTAGACCTATTCTCAAGCCTTACAAGGCCATATTTGCTATTCATCCTAGGGATAGATTTAAGCCTCTAAGTCTTTAGGTAAGGAAATGCGACTACTTGTAAAGGCAAGGCATGCAACCAATCGAATCAAAAATTAAAGGCCCGCATTTCATCGATTTCAGCTTTTGAAAATTGCAAGGCATAGCAAATTCAAAAAGTTTGGCCCGCAAATATTTTGCAAAAAATTTGGCCAAAAATTCCGGCAAAAAAAAACCGACTGAGTAGTCGAATTTCGTAAAAAATGAGAAAATCAAGCAAAAAGTTATCCACAATTGCAAATCTATCTCGACAAAAAAAAATTCTCTCTCTAAAACACAAAAACCGACCGGCTAGTCGGTTTAAAAAACTTGTAGCCTTGATTTGTCGACGAGGAAAAACGCATTCTATGACGACAAGCAAACCCGCAAGGCTTTTTTTTTCAAAAATTGGCGACAAAAAACCTGTAGACTCAGCTGTCAAACCCGCAAACTTATACTGGTATACTAGCGATTTTTCTATTTTACTTGTGGTCATAAAACATATGTAAATCGGTATAAAATAATAAAAAAGAAGTAGAAAAAGCTTGACATCAACCCCCCCCCTCCCTAAGTTCTTTGCATGATAACTAAAATAACGAGAGACTTAGAAGATATGTTCAGCTATACTCATGAACAAAGAGGAGGGATACCCTTTATATGTTTACTTGTTTCTATTGTAACCCTCCTCGACTCCTATGCTCTCTCATGTAACAAGGAGTTTAACAATGAGTAAGAATATTACAAAAGAATGTTCTATATGTAATGATGTAATAGATGTACAAACTACACCCGATGGTACAATATATTGGACTGACGGACACAATGCACAACCAGTTGCCGATGGTAGATGTTGTACCAGCTGTAACTATTCAGCGGTTATTCCAGCGAGACTTTCATACCTTGCAAATTCTACAAACGAAATCGAGGTATCAAATGAGTGTTAGAGATAGAAAGGCAAAGTTTATAAAGCTTATGGAAAGAAGAGTTAATAATGTGCTACATCAGTTAAAGTTGGTAGAGAATCTAGCTAATAAACAAAACTATACATATAGTAATGAGGATGCTAATAAGGCTCTCACTGCTATATCTAAAAGAGTTGATAGAGTAAAAGAGGTTTTTGCAAGGCCGGAAATAAATTATGAGAAAAGGTTTACTTTACGAGGAGGCGACGATGATTAGAGTTAATAACTTAAACACTAAAGAGTTGAAAAAGATACTGCTAGACACAAACGGCAAGATATTCTCCGTATCTTTTATTAAGAAGAATGGCGAACTAAGAAATATGGTCGCAAGGCTTAATGTTAAATCTAGGGCAATCAACCCCGACAAGCCATCTACTGCAATGCTAGACACTAGTAAGCCTTACATTCTAGTGTTTGATTTTCAAAAGGACAATTATAGGATTGTAAACTACGAAACAATACAATCAATCAAATTCAAAGACACACTTTACGAAAGGAGTTCATAATGAACATAGAAATATCAACCAATAAAGACAAATGCCTCAATCAAATATCGGAATCTGACAATAAGTTAATAAGCTTGCTGTCTGACTTTCAAGATATGCAAGGCATGAACACCGGAAGCACGCCTGATTCAAAATTTTTAGCTAAAAACTTTCTGGCTATCTATGCCTTAGGTGTTAGTAGAGGTTTAAATCAAGCTCAGCTTAGCTTAAAAAATCTTTACGATAAAGATACCTTTAATAATGACATGGATAAATTAAGCGGTGTATTGGGCATTCCGTCTGTAGCTGCTCTTGTTGAAAAGGAGCAAGGCAATGAGTAAAAACATTTACGATAGTCAAATAGAAAAAGAGGGCCAAAAATATAAGTCTTGGCTTAAGGAAAAAACTTGCGAGGCAATCGATGAACACAAGTTTAATGAGACTTGTATAGTTAGTAACGATGTTATAATAATTCAAGTTCCATCTAATGTTTCTGATGGCTCTGAGTCTGCTCCAACAATCGATACCGATGATTGTCATAGGCAATTTGAAGAGGCATTGAAGATTTTAGAATCTAATAACGATGCTATACAAGATGGTTGGAATGAAAAACAAAAAGACTATGCAAGGGATGGCATGTAATGGAACTTCTAAAACTGACGCAAGAAATATTTAAGTTAAATTCTAATTGGAATATTGTAATAGGCCTTATAAAAGAAATTCAAATTAAAAAATACACACAAGAAGAATTTGTTATAATAATAGATAAAATAGTAAAGGAGGCCTTTGATGGCTAAGACATTAATGCAAGGTAGAAAGAAAACTACAAGAAAAAACTATGTGAATATAATTCAAGGTAGAAAAAGACAATCCAATACAAAAACGGATAAAGTCTTAGAACACTTAAAAAATCATGGCGAAATAACATCGTGGGAGGCAATACAAATGTTTAAAGCTACGAGACTAAGTGCTATAATTTTTAACCTTAGATTGCAAGGTAATAACATTACTTCAGAAAAAATGAGTTCAGATAATGGCGAAAACTATGTTAAGTATCTACTAAACTCATATCTAGTTTAATGACATTCTCTGAATGGTATATAATCATTGCCACTATTATAATTATAGTGGCGGGATTTAGAGAGTTAGTAAACTGAAAGGCATAGCATGAATAAAAAAGAAAACATAGAAATACAAAATAACGATTATAATAAGTCGGTTGACAATAGGACTTTAAATAGCATGATTTTATATTTAAGAATTAATCGTGTAGCTGAGTTTCAGAATGTTGACCACGGCCAAACTGCAAGGTTTTACGATTATATCTCCGCAAAAAAATATACTAGAGATGACATAATCACCCTTGCTTATAAACACAAGTGGACAAAAGAATGGCAAACATAAATCAAGAAGATAAAGGCGAATTGCAATGCATGGATTGTGGAGGTTCTCCGTCATCTGAGCCAATAGGCTTTGATAACGACCCTATTCATGTGGCTCTTTGTCAATCTTGTAAAGACTGGTCTGATTTTATGTATGAAAAAGATGCAAAGGAAGAAGAAGAAGCCTGCTGTGCAAAATAATCCCTTGCAACATTATATAAAATATACTTATTTTTATGAAAAAACTATGGAAAGAAAATTAAACGAACCTTTAGTTCTTAATTTACACGATAGGGAAGAGTGCGACTACATTATATACAGCTTACAAAAATTACCGCAATGGACAGCAAATGTCGACAAGGTAAAATTAGCAAGCTTAGTTGCGAATTTAAAAGTTATAAAACAGAGTTTACCAAAAAGATAGTTATTGCTACTCAAGCTTTCTTATCTTACCTCTACCCGCTTAGTTATCAATATGTTTGAGTAGCAAATATTAAAAGGCATTGCAAAGGAGCAATAATGAAAGACAAAAAAAAGAAAGTAGGAATTCAAATAGACTTGAACACTTACAACAATCTTAGGATTGAGAGCGGGAAACAATATAGAACAATAACATCTTTAGTACGCAAGGTATTAAACGAGTATCTGCAAAACAAAGACTATGTTCTAATCGAAAAAAAGGATGAAAACTAGGCAATGGTTATATCGAAAAAGAAATTATAAATCGATATAAGGCTATTTTAAAGCCTTGTTTTTTTGACAAATACCACAAAATCGTGGGAAAGCGGGAAGTATGAATAAAAAACAAATAATAGAAAAGTACGGCTTGGATGAGAAGATTCATTTTTGGCCACACAAACAAACTGGTAAGAATATAATAAATTTTGAGGCAATAGAAATCATGATAGATTATCATGACATAAGATTTGATGTGCCCGAAAAAAACTATTCTAAAGTTGATGGCGAGGTTGCCTTGCTTATACAAGGTCATATGTTAAAGCAAAATGAATCGGGCGATTTTGACAGCAAGGGATGTTGGAGTTTTGGCGAGGCTAACCCTAAGAATTGCTACATGGATTATAAGTGGGCAATGGCAGAGAAGAGAGGCAAGGGAAGAGTTGTTATGAAGTTGCTAGGATTTTATGGTGGTAACAATGGTTTCTATTCAGATGTTGAAATGGAAATTGCCGGCGAAGTATCTAAGAATGTAGACTTTGGAATATAA